GTCTGGCGAAGACGATCATTGCCCACGAAGAAATGCAGGAGCGGGCTACTCAGCCAGCGCCGCGACGGAAATGACTTATCGACGGATCATTCTTCCACTGCCGCGAATCGAGGGATCGAATTCTCGATCGCACTGGTGTGTGAGGCAAAGGTCCGCAAAGACCGACCGCCTGATGGCCGCGATTGAGGCTCGCGCTCTGGGGCTGATCGGAATCATCGAAAACCCCGTAGTTGAGATCGAGTGGTACACAAAGACCAAACGCATGATCGACTGCGACAACGCACTGTCTCGGTGCAAGTCTTACATCGACGGGCTGACCGACGCCGAGTGGTGGTTGGATGATAAACAAATCAGGAAGATGTCGATAGAGGTGTTCCTGCCCGGAGAGGGGTGCGGTTTCACCGACAAGGTAGTGATCACAGCACGACAGCGTCTACAACGCCTCACAATCGATCCGAATGTCGGGAAGGGCCGTCGTACCACCCGGCGCGATATAATCGATCCTGACGAATCCTAGACGCCCGCGCTGGCCCTGAACCGGATCACTGCCGGTATGTTCCGGCAACCCTTCAGGTTATCGACCAGTTTCAGGCAGCCATTGTAGGGTCTGGTTCCGGTGTTCGCCCAGCCCTTCAGCAGGGAAGTCCAGACCACCTCGATCGTGTCCTTGTCGCAACCCAACTGCGCTAGCCGCTTGTCCACGCCAGCGCGGTTTGCTTCGCACATGCGCATGACTTCGCCAACGGTGACATTCTCGCGCCGCGCAATCTGCTCCGCCGCCAAGTCTGAAATGCCCTTCCCAGCACCCCTCCCGAAGGGAGGGGTTGTGGTTGTGGTTGTAGTTGTGGTTGTAGGACGGTCACTGTCACAGTCACTGTGGCGTTGACTGCGGCGGTTATTGACCTGCGCAATGTGGGCGCGGCGCTTCTCGGCAATTGAATTGCTGCGCTCCTTCTCCGCCAGCAGGCGCGGGTGCGCCCACCCTCCATCGACCTCGACCAGTCTCGACTGGATCTGATCCCACTCGACGCCTTCGCTGCCTCCGCAGATCCTGATCCGCGCCGCGTGGTCCGCTGGAATCGATCCGGCGATCCACTGGTGCGACAGAAGTCGGATGTATGCGCCGACTGTTGCAGGTGACATCTCCAGCGTCGATGACAGGAAGTCCGTCGGGTAGAACGCGAACCACGGTAGTTTCTGTAGACTCATTTGGTGCGGCCTCCACTGCCGCGCCGCCCCGTTTCTATGCGGGGCGTTATTGTTTCAATAGTTGCGCCACATCAGCAGCGCAGCATCGCACTCCATGCTTGTGTCGATCCGACGCCTACGGCGCGGAGTAGGAATTTCCTCCTCCTCCAGCATCATCGAAGTCAGCGCCCCCTGACCGCCCGGGAACTCGCGCCATCCGTTTCCGACCCACACGGTGCCAGCGCGGTACGCGCCTCCGCCATCCCACACCACCATGTTTGGCGTAGGGGTCAGAACCAAACGGCCCTCGATCAGATAGGTCTTGGGGTTGAAGACGATCGCCTCATCAGCGCGCGCTGCACCCCAACAGAACAGCGCCAAAGCGACCACGCTACTTCGCGAACAGGTACGGCCTCCAATCGGTTCTTTGCAGGCGGCAACGCCTGCCGCAGTTTCTTGAATATCTCACGCTCAATCCGAGCAACTTCCTTCGCCGGGATGTTCAGTATCTCACCCACTTCCTGTGGTGTGCGCAGCGGCCTGATCCCGCACCACCCGATCGCGGTTGAGCGATCGTGCTTGGTCGGAGCCAGCCTCATCGAAACTCCTTCGCTTCGGTCTGGCAATTGATGCACACGGCAATGCCGCGCCTCTCAATTACCGCACCTGTGTGCGGATTCGTCCACCGGTAGGGATCGACTGCGATCCAGTTCTCGTGCTGGTGAGTCTTGCACACCTCGCACCGGCCATCGAACAGCGGATCAGAGAATCGGCTTGTGATCATCCTGACCTCCAATCCATGCGGCTGCGCGCGCAGCGAACGATGCGATGTCCGACATCATCTTCCGATCGTGGATCTCGAAGATGTGAACATGTTGAGATGTCGCGAGCATCAGCCCGATGACTCGACCGCAGCAGTCGCAGTCCTTCGTCATCCAGTTCAGGCTGCTGCCATCATCCGATGACAATTCCAATTCATCAGGCGCGTCTCCGGTCGGGCCGACGCGCTCGACTTCAGAGACGAGAATGGCATTGCGGCGAGCGAGTTTGTCGTTCTCCTGCGCCAGCCTCTTTGCCTCATCGCGGAAGTGTTCCGCTCGTTCCTCGCAGACAGCGAGCAGCGAACGAAGATGCTTGACCTGTTCCGTTAGTTGCTTGTTTGTCATAGCCAGACCTCCAGCCAGCCGCGAGCGAGTGCGGCGATGGCGAACGCAAGACACGATACAGCACCCCAGCAGAATCCAAACCAGAACCAGATCAAGATCCACGCTGGGGTGCGAGGGAGGCTTTCACTCCCATCCCCGCTATGCGGGATGTTGGCTCGCGACTGCCTCGATGCAGTTGCGGCTATTGCACCATCGCATTGTTCCCCAGCGGATCGAGGTTCTTGAATCATATGGGTAAGCCGGTTCATTGCTTCTCCTTGAAGCAGTCCCAACCGCGCTCGTTTGCGTAATCGCCGCGAAGAAATCCGGCTCGCTGCATCAGAACACACACTTCCCGCCTCGCCTCGTCGCGCTCTCGAAGTGCGGTTGTCTTCAATTCCAGCGCGATGATCAAATCCTTGTGCAGGCGCTCGATATGATCCGCTGCCTGCGCCAGCAGATTGCTGGCGCCAACGACATTCTCAACCATCCGCGATGCCTCGCGCAGGTGTCTAGCCATTGCGCTTGGCGGAATGTCATCATGATGTTCTGATTCGCTTGTCATTTCTTGCCCTCGTCATCGATGATGGCGATACCTGCGTCGAGCATCATCTTCGTCGCCTGATTCGTCGCGTTATCCACAGCCTTCAGGAACTCTGGGTAGTCGCGCTGCTTCACGACGATCACCTTCGCGTTGTTGCACATCTCACCAAGCACCCAGTTCCGAATCGAGGAACGCTTCACTGGTCCGGTGGTGGTCATCGTTCGACCCCCTCGCACTGCGCGAGAAGTCTGCGAATCACATTCAGACTGCACCGAATGTGTCCGTTCTGGATCTGGTTCAGGTAACCGACGCTGATGTTGATGCGCTTGGCGAGTTCCTGAGTGCTCTGTCCGCGCCGCGCAAGTTCGACGGCGGTAGGCCCATGCATCGACAGCGCCTGCCGCGTGTACTCCTCGTTGGACATGATCTTCTGCACAACAGCAGCCAGACGAATCGTCTCGTCTGGTGCATTCTTGTTGATCACCACCGGCTTGATGCTTCGCGAATGCCTCATCGCAGAAACTCCCTGTTCAGGATCTTGAATTCGACCAGATGCTCGTTTCCGAAATCGTTGTCGATCTCCGTCACGAACAGGCCAAGCCGCTTGCTGCCGGTGGACGGCGCGCTCGCGGTGTTCTTCCACACGCCGCACGGGAAGTTCCATGTGCGGTCTTCAGTCCTACGGAACTTGCGGTTCTGGCGCGACCGCACCATCCAGTACCCCGGCTGCTCGCGATACCACTCGCGCGTGACCTTGATCCATCCGGCATCGACCAGCAACTGGATCGTGCCGACATCGGCATAGGTCAGGTTGTCTAGGCTCAACTCGATCACGGTGATTCTCCAATCGGTTCAGGTTTCTCGAATGTTCCTGCACGGTGCAGGCATTGGTGCCCTCCCCGAAGGGAGGGCACCTCAGCCAGCATCGTACCGGCATCAGGCGACGAGCGCCACGGCGGCATCGTACGCCGCCTTGTTCAGATCCCCAGCCGTGCCGAACAGGACGCTGTCGACGCGACGGGTTGCGTCCTGCTTCTCGTTGCGCACGGTGCGCTCGTGGTTCGCGTACTGCGTGATCGCGTTGAGCGCCGCCCACACCGTGCCGTTCGTGGATTGGGCGGTCTGCCGCTCGTCATCGCGGAAGTTCGCCAGCCACTGGGACACCTCGCCCTGATACTTCTGGGCGCGACGGCTCTTGGGATTCTTGATGTCCTCCGGCGTCAACTTGCCGTTGGCGCGCTGCCAGACGCTGGTGAAGAACGCCTGCAACTGCTCATCGCTGATGCCCTGCTCTGCCATGCGCACGGCATTCTCGCCGTACGCCCGGATCGCTGCGGTCGGGCCAGCCAGCCACTCCTGCACACGGGCGAGACGGCCTTCCGCGCTCGCGGTGTGCTTGATCTTGACGCAGTCGCCGTTGACCTCGCGCATCGCGATCGCGTGGGTGTTGGCGCAGACCACGCGGGTCGCGATGCATCCGATCGTCAGGCTCATCGACAGGTCATGGGCGCCGCCGATGAACAGGTACGGCTTCACCTTGTCATCGCTGGCCGCGTAGATCGTGCCCATGTCCAGCAGGTACCAGACCTTGCGACCGCCACGGATGCTGCCAGCAGTCTCGACAGCCTTGTCGCTGAACTGGCTGACCTCGTAGGCGAGTTCCGCGATGTCAGCGTTCTGGATCGGTGTGTAGCCGTCCTTGCAAGCCGCGAAGACCTCGCCGGTGTCGCTGCGGACCACGACGCGGTTGTCGCCGCCATCGACCTGCCTGCCATCCGTCAGGGTCGCCGTGATCGGGGCGACCTCGACCTGCCAGTCCAACTTCGCGACCTTGAGGGCGGTGCGGGCATCGGTGCGCTCCGGCAGGACGGTTCCAAGTCCGTGCCATGCGCGCTGACCAGCGAGAACCAGACCATCGGTTTCGGTGATGTGATGTGCCACGAGTGAGACTCCAATCTGCCGCTCTTGCGGCTGGGGTTGAGTGACTGTCAGGGTGGCGACGGTGCCGTCCTGACTCCTGCACGATACACGCTGTATCGTACAGGTCAAGAACTATCTGGACAATTTCCAGAAGATTCTTGGGAGGCCACCCCGGAGGGTGGCGACCCAAGCGCCCGCCGGGTCATCGGAACATCTTGCGGCGATCCTCCGAATCGCGCTTGCGCTGCGGGGCGTCTCCGTCGATCACCTCTGGTGGAGGCAACTTGCTGGCATCTCCGCCACATTCGAGGATCAGGTGCAGCAGGCTTGCCAAAGCATATTCCGACCCATGTCCGATAGATGAGGCCGCGCGCCTGCGACCTTCCACGGCCCGAAGGAACTCTTCGCAACTTCCGAAGATGTTGTTTTCGCGGAACATCTGCTCCGCCTGACCGGACAACTTCGAGCAGTCATTCGAGTGCTCGAAGGCCACCACCATCGTCTCCGCGTGGCGCAGCAGGTTCTGATACCAGCCGTCGTCCGCCTTGGAGCAGTCTGGCACGATCAGTTCCCAGATCGTCCCGATGTACCGCCGGATGGCGTGGGTGCGATTGTCCAGTCCCGGCGAAAGGTCTGCGAGCGAGTTGATGTTGCGGATGATGCTGCTGACGAGTGCGGTGTTCATGGCTGTCTCCAATCTGGGCCTCTGGCCCACGGGTTAGTGAATCCTGCGACGGTGCAGGGGATGGGAGCCGCGACTGCTGTGCGGCTCCGCACCCTTGAACCGTCAGGCTGCAGCCGACTCCTGTGTCTCGTATCGCACCTTGTCTGCGGCTTCGCGCTCCAGCGCCTTGGCCATCTTGGCCACGAACTGCTTGCGGGTGCGGCTGCTCACATTCGTGGACAGGCCAATGTGCTTGGCAATGTCCTCGCGGGTGATTTCAGCCCACGACGCATCGGCGTACACCAACGCGATGCAGTTCAGGCGGAACCTCCACTCGTCCACATTCTTGGCCGTGATTTCCCCCAGATCGACCGCGATGGTCGCCCAGATCAGGTTTTCGGTGATCTGGCGGAGTCGGCGCGGGCCATTATCTCCATCCGTGTAACTGAAGCAGACGGCATCGTTGTTCGCGATCTTCGAGAGATTCCAGTTGAGTGCCATGTGAGTTCTCCAATCTGCCCTTGCGGGGCTGTGTTGCGATTCCAGCGACGGTGCTGGCCGTCCCGCCCCCGAAGGGGCGGTGGGGCGAGACCCGTCAGTCAGTGCAGTACACGATGTAGGCGGCGAGGGGGATTCCGACGAACACGAGCAGGATGGCGATGGTGGTGATGGTCATGGCTGGTTCCCTTCTGGGTCAGGCGATGCGGGTAGAGACGACTGGCGCATTTGTGTTGCGCAGCGCGGTGGAGATCCTCTTGACGAGGTCGATGCAGGCGGTCTGCTGCCGCGCGAATCGATCGGCGCACTCTGGGAGATCGCGAACCGCTGCCGCGCGTCCTGCTGCCTCCTCAAGGTCGGAAAGCAGGCTCTTCAGATTGCCGCAGGCGCGGAGTGTGATCACATCGAAGGTGTATGCCCACTGGACGGCGTCCTTCAAGATGGAAATTCGCTCGCTGATTCGCTCACTGCGCGGTGTCCATGTGGAGGTCGGGCGCGGCCTGCTTTCGGCGTGAACAGGACGATCAGTCCACGCGGCGCTGATGTCGAACAGGTGATTCTGGATGGCGTTGTTCAGCGTTTCGATCTGGCTTGATGCGAACATTGTGATACTCCAATCGGTTCGGGTTGAGTGAGGTCAGCCACGCGGCTGATGTGAGTACGATAGCACATGTATCGTACAAGTCAAGTCATTAGTTTAAACAATCTGGTCAGATTGTTGGCAATAAGATCGTAAGTGCCGCGTTCGCGCGGCTTTCTGGCTGCGTAGAAATCTTCGCGCGCGTGGGGATTTACACAGCCACAGGCCACAGGGTAGGGTTCCGAACATGGAAGAGCAGCCAGCAAAGCAGCGCCGCAAGGCAGGACGGCCACCGAATGCAGAGCGAGCGACAATCGAAGCACAGAAAGAGCGGTGGCTGCAGGAGTTCCGTACCAAAGGCTGGAACGGCGCCTGCGCTGCTGTGGGCATCGCGATCTCGACGCCCAGCAACTGGCGGCTCACCGATCCGGCCTTCAGGGCCAAGCACGAAGCACTCACCCCGCTGGTCGCTGAAGACTTGGAGCGACTGGTTGAGGAAGTGATCGCAGGGCGCAGGACGCTCGACAAGGTCCAGATGACGCTGCTGATCTTCCGCCTGAAGGCGCTGAAGCCTTCGCTGTACCGCGAGCGCTGGAGCGTTGAACACAGCGGCCCGGACGGTGGATCGATCAAGGTCGAGCAGACCGGCGAGGCCCAGCACGGCATGGCCCTGCTGAAGCAGTGGGGCGGTCGCCTCTCCAGCAGCAACTGACCTCCCCCTGTCCCCCCTGTGGCAGAGCCGAACGACGCAGCGCTGATCGACCTGCGGACGCGCGTCCTCACCGCGTCACCGGCGCAGCAGCCGCATCTGCGCGCAGCGTTCGCGCAGTCCTTCGCGATGTGGTGCGAGGCCACCGCGTGGACCTACCGCGTCAAGGTGATCGACGAGCATGGGCGCGAGGTTCCGGCAGCGCAGATGCACACGCCGTTCCTGCTCTGGCCCTGTCAGGTCGAAGCAGCCGAAGCGATCATCGAGGCGATCCGCAAGGGCGAGGACTGCGTGATCCGCAAGAGCCGCGACATGGGAGCGTCGTGGCTGCTCGTCGGGATCGCCGTGTGGGGCTGGCTGTTCCACGGCTGGCAGTCCCTGCTGGTCAGCCGCGTCGAAGACCTCGTGGACCGCAGCGGCGACCCGGACTGCCTGTTCTGGAAGGTGGACTACCTGCTCTCCTCCCAGCCGGAGTGGCTGCTCCCAGCGTCACCCAAGGCGCTGGAGAAGGGCGGCGCGCTGCGGCAGCACATGATGCTCCGTCACCCCAGCAGCGGGGCCACGATCGCAGGGCAGGCAAGCACGGAACACATCGGGCGAGGTGGCCGTCGCACCCTCGTGATCTTCGACGAGTTCGCTGCCCTCGACCACGCCGACGCAGCATGGCGCAGCGCGGCTGACTGCACCTCGTGCCGCATCGCCAACTCCACGCCCATCGGGGCAGGCACGGAGTACGCCCGCCTCGTCAGCACCGCACGGACGCAGGGGACGCCACGGCTGGTCGAGTTGATGTACTGGCAGCACCCGGAGAAGGGGGCGGGGCAGCAGGACCGGGTGGACGAGGACGGGGCGATCACCGGCTTCGCAGGGGCCACCTACACATGGACACCGTGGCTGCAAGACCAGTTGAAGCGCCGCGACCGGATCGACCTGTGCCAGAATGTCTTCGCGGAGAGCATCGGCAGCGGGCAGGCGTTCTTCAGCAGCCACGCCGTCACCCAGCACCGGGAGGAGCATGCGGTCAGCCCCCAGCGGTGCGAGTTCCTCAAGGGCAAGATGGTCCCCCAGTCCTCCGGGCGCTGGCGCATCTACGGCCAGCCCAGCAGGGCAGCGGAGTATGTCGCCTTCATCGACCCGTCGTACGGTACAGGGTCGGCTAACAGTGCGGTGTGCGTCATGGATGCGGAGACTCGCACGGTCATGGCGGAGTTCATCGATCCCAACATCGCCACCTACGACTTGGCGCTGGAGGTGGCTGCGGTCATGCGCAAGTTCTTCAGGGGCAGGCGCGAGGCTCTGATCGGGTGGGAGGTCAACGGTCCGGGTGCGAACCTCCAGCACGACTTTGACCGCGCCCAGTACAAGGCCGTCTACCGGCAGAGGTCACAGGGGACACGGGCGGAGGTCAAGACCGACAGGGTGGGGTGGATGTCAACGAAGCGAACGAAGCGGGTGCTGCTGGGTGGCCTTGCGAGGGCGCTGGCACAGGGCGAGTGCGTGATCTCCAGCGGCGACTGTCTGGACGAGATGCTGGAGTACATCGTTCTGGAGGATGGGAGCATCGAGGCCGGTAGCCGCAGGGACGAGTCGAGCGGTGCGCGAGAATCTCACGGCGACCGCGTCATAGCCACTGCTGGCGCGCTTATGCTGTGCGAGGAAGGTGTGGGTGCGCCGGAACAAGCCCCCGCATACGAGGAAGACACCTTGGGTGCTATCTTGAAGCACGAGGAGATCATGCGTGGCGACCAGTAAGCGAAAGCGCGGCCCGAATCTGTCTGTGGGTCGCGGCGAGAAACTCCCGGTATCGAGGGGCGCAGGGCTGACGGCAAAGGGGCGGGCGAAGTACAACCGCGCAACGGGGTCGAAGTTGAAGGCTCCAACGAAGGACAAGGACAACCCTCGCCATAAGTCGTTCTGTGCGAGGAGCCGGTCGTGGCGTAGTGATCGCGGGCTTGCTGCCCGAGAAAGGTGGGGCTGCTAATGCCTCGCAAGAACTCACTGGTTGGCAACATCAATCGTCGGAAGAAGGCTGGAATCAGCCGTCCCAAGTCGAAGTCCACGGTTTCCAAGAAGGCGTATGCCGCAATGAAGAAGGGGTGGCGCTAATGCCCAAGGTAGGCAAGAAGAAGTTCCCGTACACCGCGAAGGGCAAGGCTGCTGCCAAGGCTTACGCGAAGAAGACGGGCAAGAAGGTCAGCAAGAAGCGGGCCTACTGATGCCGTTCAAGAGCAAGGCCCAGCAGCGTTTCATGTTCGCCACGATGCCGAAGACGGCGAAGAAGTGGGCGAAGAAGACCAAGAACATCAAGCGACTCCCGGCGCGAGTGAAGAAGAAGGGGGGTCGCAAGTGAAGAAGAAGAAGAAGGGCGGCAAGAAGTGCTGATCCGAGCAACCGACAGGCTGATCCCGCTGAGTTCGATCCACTACTGCGTGGACCGCAAGGACGGAATCAGCATCCACACGACGAGTGGCAGCGTGTTCTTTGCCGATGGCAAGGACGCTGAAGTGATCCGTGCGATGGTCGCGCGGATTCAGAAGACCGACTCCGGAAAGAAGGCAACGAATGTACGGAAAGAAGAAGAAGTCAGCCGGTAAGAGCGGAAGGTCCTGCTCTGCTTGCAGCCGTCGCGGCATTCATGGTCACGACAAGGGCGGCAAGGGCGGCGGTTACGGCGGCGGCAAGGGCGGCGGTTTCAAGAAGTAAGCCATGCTCAAGGGCGACCTCGCATCCATCAGGACGGAGATCGAGAACGCGGAGGACTTCCGCGACTCGCATCTGACCCAGTGGCGCCATCTCATCGAGAGGTTCCACGGTCCAGCGTTCAGGAATCTCGATCAGGGCGAGGATGACCCGGAGAACTTCGTGCATGAGTATGTGGCGCTTGTGCTGCCGCGAATCGTGCATGATGCGCCCAAGGTTCGCGTCAAGAGCGCACGACCAATCACGCAAGGTTTGACTGCCGGTGTGCTTCAGGTGGCACTGAACCGCTGGTGCAAGATGACTCGTATTCGCACCACGCTGGAGCGAATTGCCACGGACATGCTGCTTGGCTTTGGCGTGGGCATGGTGGTGAATGAACCACGCAAGGGCTACCGTGCTTCCGATGACGCCGATCCCTATCTACCTCGACTGTATCGAATCAGTCCTGACAGGTTTTTCGTTGATCCTGCGGCCACGAGCATCGAAGATGCCCGCTTCATGGGCCACTGCTACATCGTGGACAAGGAGGATCTGGTCAAGCAGTCGGAGGAGGAAGATGGGTGGGACAAGGAACTCATCGACCGGATTGCCGAGAACAGCGGCGTCGATGAACTGCGCGAAGACTCGCGCGGCGACCGATCCGTGCCTGACCGTGGCGAAGTAGTCATCTACGAGGTCTGGGTGCCGGAAGTGCGCGAGGAACTGGTCGAAGAGATCGACGGCGCCACCGGCATGAACATGTTCAACGGCACGATCTACACCGTGCTGAAGCATCAGTTCGCCGGTGAGAAGGAAACCTTCATGGGCTTCGTGCGCAAGCCGCGCCCATACTGGGGACCGCGATCAGGCCCATACGAGATCTTTGGCGTCTACACGGTGCCTGACGATCCGTACCCCCTGTCGCCCATCGTCGCGATCATTCCGCAGATGGACGATGTGAACAGCCACCTGCGAAACATGCGCTATGGCGCCAGCGCCTACAAGCGGCTGATCGCCGTTGATAGCCGTAACCCCAAGTTGGCGCAGGACATCCGCGATCAGAACGATCTGTTTGTCGTGCTTGCCGATGGCATCGACGCATCACAGGTGGTTCCGATCGAGGTAGGCGGCATCACTGCTCAGCAGGTCAACTATGCGCAGTTGGCGCAGGAGCGACTTGACCGAGTGTCTGGCATCCATGACGCCATGCGAGGCAATGTGAAGGGGTCTGCTACCGCCACCGAGGTGGCTGTGGCCGAGTCTTCGGCTGGCCTGCGCATGGCACACATCAAGCGGCAGTTTCAGGAGAGCGTGAACAACGCCCTGAAGACAGTGGCTTGGTACATGTTCCACGATTCCAAGGTCGAGTTCCCGCTGGGCGCAGATGGAATCCCGCTGCTTGGCGCCAGCCCGGAGCCGGTGTTCAGCGCGGCGGCTATGGTCGGCGCGTTTGAGGATCTGGATCTGGACATCGAGGCCATGAGCATGGAGCGGGTCAGCGAGCAGATGGTCCAGCGCCGCGCCCTTGAGGTGCTTCAGATCGTTGGAAACCTGAGCGCGGCGGTCATTCAGGCTCCGCATGTGAAGTGGAAGGATGTGATGAGTCTGGTCGGTGATGCCATGAACATCCCGAACCTTGGCGACATGATCGATGTCAATGCGGGACAGAAGATGCAGCAGCAGATGGCGCAGGCGCAGGCCGCGCCGCCGTCCGCAGCCCGATCTGGTGTCATCACCCCGTCATCGCAGGAGACTCAAGCGCAGCCAGCAAGCAGGTTCCGGAGAGGCAGTTTGGAATCCTGATA